ACGAAGAGGTCGAGCTTGGCGATGGGGCGCTGCGTGTTAAGTTCAAGCAAGGCGACATTCCGCAGACGGGAATTGATTATATCCCGCCGTTTGCCATGGATATTTTGTATCGCTACATGATTGATGCAAGTTTCCACCAACCGCATGTGAGTCGTACAAGCACTGCTCGTATTGATCCTTACTACGGCTCCGGTGCATTCCGTCCCAATCGCATTCGTTTCGCCGGTGGACAGGTTTTCCCTGCTACTGGCGGCTGGTACAGCAATCCGTTGTGATGAATCATGTCACTTGTCGATGACATTTTTGCATCTATCCCCGCCCCGCTGATTGATCAGTTTGGGATTGATGCGACGTACATCAAAGCAAGTCAAAATCAAACGTACAACCCCGAGACTGGTACCGTTTCGGGGTACTCCGTTGAGATTGCCGTCAGAATAGTTATTTCTTCTTTGAAGCCAAGGGAAGTACAGGGTGACATACAGCATACTGACGTAAGAATTTTGATAGCAGCAAGCTCCCTTTCTGGTTATTATCCGCAGATTACCGACTCAATTCGTTACACGCAAAATGGCGTACAAAGAACCGCAAGAATTATTGCATTTCCCAACATAGATTATGGAACTGTTTCGTACAGGGGTGATAACGCTATTATGCACTCAGTTGTTGCGAGGTTGAGTTGATATGGCAAAGTTTAGAGGTGGTGGACTTGAGAAGGGTATAGCAAAAGACTTGATGCAGGGCATTAATAGAGCGATTGCAAAGGGAATTCAGGGCGCCGCTGTTGAAATTACGAATGGCTTAGTTGATGCTGGCCCTGCTTGGAGTGGCGAATTTTCTGCGTCTTGGGATGTAGTGGTCGAAGGTCAGTCTGGCGCGCCACCAAGAGACAAGGGAAGAATTTATCGCTACACAAAAAGAAACTTCCCCCTTTCCAGATATGAGAAGGCGCTCAACAGTGGAAGGTCTAGTTTTCAGGTGGTTAATAGCGCTCCTCATGCAGGAATTGCAATTGACCAAGACCTTGCTATTTACACTCATCCCAACGACAGCGATCCTCTCAAGGATCCAATTGAATTTGGTTTTCGTCCAATGGATGCAGACGGAGAGCAGGAGCCATCGCTTCGCTACGATGTATCAATGTGGCATAGCAATGAGAAGCCAAACGCAATGATTACCGCTGAGCCTGACTGGTATTACACCTACACGGAGGGCGGTGCCTTGAAAAAAGATCTTGGCCGTGGCGTGAGCATTGGTTTTAAGGAGTCGTTTTAATGAACTACCAGTCCATCCGCGCCAAAATTGAAGCCCCATTGCTCACCGCTTACAACACGCAAGTGCCGCCTGTTCCCGTGTATTTTGACAATATCACTGCAGTCCCGCCTGACCCGCCAAATGAATATGTGCGAATCAATGTAACGTTTGGGCTAACAACTGAATCAACACTTGATGGTTCACTCGATTACGCCAGAGGTGCATTGATCATTCGTTGCTTCGCCCCGAAGAGCGCTGGGCCAGCGCGTTGTCAGCAGTTGATTCAGCTTGCAAAACAGACACTTGATACTTTGAATGCTACGAACAAAACATCGACTACAACTTATGTGAGAACGGGCGCAATTACTGGGCCATCTTTTCAGTCGCCAGAAAACTCACCTCATTTCATTGGGCGCATTGATACCGGCTGGCAGGCAAGCGTCAAGTAATCGCTAACCTGTATCTAGCTGGGCAGTGCCCACACAAGCCACTACCCCCTTCTTGTCATGGCAACCGTTCTGTCCGGCGTTTCTGGCGCCTTTTACTACAAGCCTGCGGGCACTCAAGCAACCTTTGGTGAGTCCGACGTTACGACTGGTGTTGGCACCAGTGAAATTAACGTTGGCCCCAACTTCAACTTCAAGGCTGGCGACCCCATCAAGTTCAACTTCCGCAACACCCAGAGCGGTGCCGTTGGAACTGGAACCCTGCCTTCTCCTCTTTCCGCCGCTACCACCTACTACGTGCTTACTTACAGCACTAGCACTGGCGTGCTGACGTTCTCTGCATCTGCTGGCGGTGCCGAAGTTGACCTCACTGATGATGGCACCGTTGCTGCGCCCAATAAGTTTGAAGTCTTCTACGCCAGCTACGCAGTTGTGGCAGAAGTTCGTGACTGGAGCCTGGAAATTTCACGAGCTGAAATTGATGTTACAACCATCGGTCAAACCCTTGGCCAGTATGTGCCTTTCCGTAAATACATCTCTGGCTTCGGTGATGCCAATGGCACTGCAAACGTCTACATGACCGATGAGGACAGTGCTCTTGCTAACCGCCTTGTGCAAGATGTGCTGCTGCGCAAGCAGGTTGGTGCTGGCATGAAGTTGTACTTGGAGCGCATCGAGTCTGGTGGCTCTGTGGATGACACCAAATCTCGCTCGATCGAGATGCCTGTCACCCTGACCTCGGCTTCTCTGAACGTAAACCCTGACGATGCTCAGTCTGTCGCCATCAACTTCCGTCCTTCGGAAGCCGTGAGCTTCGACTTTGCTACCACCTGATCAACTCTTGGTTGCAGATTTACACAGCCTCGCCTTGGCGGGGCTTTTTATTGTGATGTGACCTGATTTAGTGTAGGCTGTGTGCTGACCATGTGTTTTTTATGGCCGCCACCCCTACCCCGTCTTCTCCCATGAGGGCAATTGACCGCCTGCGCAAGGCTGCAAACTTTGAACCGATCAAGCAAGAAGTGGTTCTTGCGAATGGTGATGAGTTTGTGTTTTGGTGCAAACCACTTGCGGCGGTTGAGCGCGAGAAAGCACAAAAAGACGCGAAATCCGACAACGCAAATGATTTTGCACTTCAGTTGCTTGTGACAAAAGCACTTGACGAGAATGGTGAGCGTTTATTCAAGCCTGGCGACATTCCTGTTCTGAAACGTGAGATTTTTGACGAAGATCTTCAAAAGCTCATCCTGTGTGTTCTTAGGCCAAGGGGCGAGGAGGATGATGTGGACATTGACATGAAAAGCACTGAGGACTGAGTTCGACGCTGACAATAGACTTCAGTTCCAGATGAGTCTCGCGGAAACTCTGCATTGCACTCTTTACGAACTAAAGTCTCGCGTGACTGACGAAGAAATGATTCTTTGGCAGTTGCACTTTCAACGTAAGAACGAACTCCAGCAAAAAGAAATAGAAAAAATCAAAAGGAGGCATTAAGCCTCCTTTTTTCTGCCTTTTGTTGTAAGCGCTTTTTCTATTGACCACCCTGAGTCAAGTCTATATTTTAACGTCGCAGGGGGAATCCCTGTCTCTCTCGCCCAGTCTGTCATTACCTGGCGCTTTCCGTTGAAAGAAATCCAGACGTTGCTTCTTTTGTTTCTGCTTTGCTCTTTGACGCTTGCCCATCTGCAGTTATTTGGTGAATACGACTTATCGTTGTCTATTCTGTCGAGCGTTTTTCCTTCTGGCCTTTCGCCCATGTCTGCGTAAAAATTTTCAAACTTAAGCCATCTCTCGCAAACGGTTATCCCCCTTGCTCCATAGTCATGATATGCACTATTGCCTGAGTTGAAGCATCTCGCCATCATTGAAGTCCATATTCTGTACACTGATTTCTTCGTCATTCCATGTGTTGTGTTTGCTTTTGTAGCCTGCTCAAGACGATAGCAACCACAGCTTTGAGAATCACCACTGAGTAAGAGCTTGTTGTGTACTTTTTTGGGTTTAGAGCCGCAGTCGCACTGGCACACGCAAAAAATTGGGCGCTCTTTTAGGTGAAAAAGTACTGTAAGTTTTCCGAATTTTTGGCCAGCAAGATTCTGCTTTACCTCTCTTCTTATGCAGCCACAACTTTTAACTGAGCCAGTCGTAATTCTGTGAGCAGATGTTTCTGTAGTGTTTCCGCAACTACACTGACAAAGCCAGTAGTACTTTTTCTGTCCAAGTCCTAAAACTGTTAAACGGCCAAAAACTTGCCCAACAGGTGGTACAGTGCTTTTCATCAGTTCAGTGTGTTGAGCTGGTCACGCCTTGGGGTCGTCACACCGCCAAGGCACCCAAATTGTACAGCAGCCGCCTCTCTAGGCGGCTTTTTCATGCCTGAGTAGACTACCGAGAGGTCTAGGTCGAACAACGTGGCTAGCTACGACGCGCAAATCAATCTTTTGATTTCGGGTCAGCGAGAACTTGAAAGGCTTTCTGGTCGCCTACGTTCAATCGAAAAGCAAATTATTGATATAAACAGGCTTGGGGTTAGTCCGCAGCAAAGGGATCCTATAACCGGAAGATTTGGTGCCGACCCAGATAGGCAAAATAGAATTCGACTTGCCGGTATTCAGCGAATAGCAAAAGAAGAAGAAAGGCGGGCGCGATTTACCTCCGCAAGGTTGCGCAGTCAGAACTCTGAACTCGAACGCTCAATTCTTCTTCAATCTCGACTGAATTCGGCGGTTGATCTATACACAACAAACCTTGACAAATTTTCACGCGGTGGCGGAGGCGCAAGACTTGGCGAAAGCCTTCAGAGTCAGATTCGTGACATTAAGGCTGCATACGAAGCCGCAACAGCGGGGGGAACAAAGAATTTAAGCATTGTCAGAAGTCTTGGAACAGAGCTGGGTAGGATTGTTGAAAGGCAAAATGAGATCAACCGCCTTTCCTCTTTTCAGTCTAAGGCATTTTATGATACACAAAGGTTTGAGCGCAGAATGGCAGAGCTGCGCACTGCTGGCGCACCTGCCTCTGCATTTGGCGGCGTTGGCCGGCAGATTCGTGAATTACGTTCAGCGCAAGCGCGGGGTTCTCAATTTGAAGCCTCTGATTTTACAAGGAGGATCAAAGAGTCACTTGATCGAATTGCTAGAGAGTTAGAGGCGACAACGCGGCAAGCAAGAATTGAAAACACTGCAAGAATAGCTGCTCGGTCTTGGGAGAAGTTTTTCGAAGACGCAAATATAAATGCTCGTCGTCTTGAACAAAATCAAAAAGATGCAGTAAATAAATTCAGAAACTTCTTTGAAGATGCGGCAAATCAAGCGCTTGAGATAAGGCAGAACGCAAAAGACACTAGAAGGTCTTGGCAGAACTTTTTTGAAGACGCGCAGAAGGAAGCGGATCGTCTTCGTGGCGAAAGATTGTCGCGCTTTGCGCGTCTTCGCGGTCGCCCTGAGCAATACGCAACGGAAGCCGGACCGCTGCCTTATGGCGGACCTGGCTCACCTCGCTACTTTAAGGAAGCGCAACAGCTTGCAGGGCAGCTTCTTGACGTTGAAAATGAAATTGGAAAAATTCGCCAAGAGTCGCTCAGTGAGTCGCTTCGCCTTGAAACAGAAAGGTTGTCGCTTGCCGAAAAACGTAGGCAGAAAGAAGCGCAAATTCGAGATGTTTTACTTGAGGCGGTTACTTTCGGAAGAGGCTCTCAGATAAAAAGAGCGGCAAGCGATATTGCTACTGGAGGCAGAAACGCCCTTGTGCGTGGTGGACTTGGTTTGGGAGCGCTTGGGATTGGTGGAGCTTACACAGCGGTTCAGCAAGCAACTGGAAATATCGACCTTGGAATGCTGCAGGGGCCGGCGACTCAGGCTGCTGCCGCTATTGGTGGCGCAATTAACAATGCACTTGGCGGGGTGCCTGGGCTGATTAATGACATGCTTTCCGCGCTTGGGAATGTTCCAAGTGCTCTCGGGCTTGCAACTGTTGCAGCCTTGGCTTTCGGCCCTGCAATGAAAACAGCGGGCGATGCTGTATTCCTTGCTGGCAAAAAGTTTGGCGAAAGCAAGTTTGGCGAGAATATCAAATTAACACTTGACAGGCAAACAAATCTTTTTGAATCTGTAATCAATAAAGCATCTGAAATGAATATGGTGCTCGACGCATCACGCTCTGGGCTTGATGCTGTTGGCAAAAAGATTGAAACGCTTCCCGCGCTCCCCGCTGCTGGTCAGACAGCTTTTCAAGGGGAGATTCGTCGTGGGCGTGGTGGTGCATTTATGGGTGGCGGTGCTCGTGAAATCACTAATCCTGAATTCCTTGCAACCGCCGCCGGAACTATGGCGCAGCGAACTCAAGAAGCGGCTCAAACATCGCTGATGTTTGCTGAGGGATTAGGACAAGCTGCAAATGAAGCAAAGACAATTGCCGAGTACCTAAGACAGGCTAATGAGTTACGCGCAAAAGGAGAATCAAGTGCGCAGCGCTTTGTTCGCCAAACGATAGAGCGCGGACGCGCACTACAGCAAGACCAAGCGAGTGCTGAATTAACTAGGCAGCGATCTGCATTCTTGACTGGCAGCCAGTATTCGCTTGCTCAAGTACCGGCGAGGGGCGAGCTGTTACCTGGGGGAAGAACTGAGACTAGGCAGCCTGACTACAGGGAGATGCTGAATAACATAGCAAGAGTATCTCAGCTTCAACAAAAAATCCTTGATGCCATGTCAAAGCAGCAAGGATTTGCCGCGACGATTGGGCAAATTGAACGCAGAACCATCAACGATAAGGGAAAGTCTCTTCAGATTCAACAGGAAGAAAACGTACAGCTTCAGCGTTCTGTTCAGATTATTCGAGAGCGCAACAAAGAGCTTCGTCAGCGACCGATTGCTGCGATGACTCCTCAAGAGCGAGTTACTGGCGGAATCTTGGATCCTGCCAGTCTTGCAGCGAGTCGTCGTCAAAGAGTCGAGCGCGGAAGGGCTCGTCAAGAGTCAATTCGTCGCGCAGCCAGCGAGGGTTTGATCGGTGGCGCCTTCCCGCTGCTGTTTGGGCAAGGTATTGGCGCGGCTGCTCTGGGTGGCGCTGGTGGCGCACTAGGGGGTTTTGCTGGAGGTGGCCTGGGTTTTGGTTTATCGCTGGTTGGTACTGCGCTGGGCACGGCATTCGACACTGCTGTTCAGGGCGCAATCGAGCTTGGAGCTGCGCTTGAAAAGCCAGTCGAAAACTTTGATCAATTAGCCGAGAAATCTTTCTTCTCGTCCAAAGCGCTTGAAGATACAATCAGGAAAACAATTGAGTATGGCGACACAGCGACAGTATCTGCTCTGATCCAGAAAGAAGCAATCAAGAAGCTTGGCGTGGGTGGGGTGCAAAATCTTAAAGTTCTCGGCACCGAAAGTGATCGACTGAATCGTGCTTTTGCTGAGCTTGGGCAGCAAATGCAGGCGGTTGCGGCAGGCCCGCTCGCCTCTGTAATTGGATTCTTTGCGAATATCGCAGGTCAAGCAGCAGCAGCCGGAAGAGTTCGACTCTTGCGCGCAAATCTCAACGAACAACAGGCTGGACAATTCAACAAGGAAATCCTGGGGCGACTGAAGGAAAGAGGAATTCAGCGTGGATTCTTTGCGCCAAGCACTCCAACGGAATCAGAAGTTGGGATGCTGGCACAGCAAGGCGCCTTGCAGGATATTGTTGATAAATGGCAGGCAATTCAAATTAAAGGGCAAATTAAAATTGATCCAAAGCAGCGTATTGAATCCGAAATTAATGCCCTTGAAAAACAACTTGAAGCGATGGATATTGGCAAACCATTGCTTGATCAAGTTCGCAGCGCAAATCGTGAGCAAGAAGACCTAGATAAGCAACGCGCTGATCTCGTTCGCTCTTACGAAGAAAGCATAGGCAACATTCGCAAACAAGTTGAAGATGAAATTCGTAACAAGCGTTTTGCAACCCTTGAAAAGGAAAATCAGCTACTCGACGCTCAGGGGCAAATTCGTCTAAAGCAACTTCAAATTGCAAACCGAGCTGCGGTTGCTCAAGCGGGAGTTGGCGAGCGCCCAGAAGTTGAGCAAGCTGCCAAAGAGGTTGCACAGCTTGTTGCCCAATTCACGGAACAGCAGCTCAGCGCAGAGGAGGAAGCCGCCAGCATCAAGCGCAATGCAGCACTTGAAGTTCAAAAGATTGATTCTGAAGCGGCTCAGTTCAAAGTAAATATTGAAAAAGAAGTTTCTCGTCTAAACATCGAAACAGCTCGTCGCGTTGCCGATATAAACGAGCAAGTGCGCCGCAGAAACGAAGAAAACGATTCTCGCAGGTTTGATATTGAGCGTGATATTGCAGTTCTTAGATTAAAGCTTGTTCAGGATGAACTAGCGCTTGCGACAAGAAATGCGGAACTACCCCTTGAAGCACGTCAAGAAGCCTTCAAGCTCTACAAGGAAGTCGATAAGCGCAGGAGAGAGACTGAAGCACTGTCAGCTCCTCGCGGTCTTCGCGGAGTGGGGGCGATTGGCGGTGGCGGTGTTTCAACCGCAGGACTTGACAGGGCAGCCGCCGACTATAGAGCTGCAGTTGAAAATTATGTTGCAGCACAGCTTCGCCTTAACGAACTTGATGTTGTCAAAAATGCTCAAGAATTTGCGCTTGGTATTGCAGAATTTGCTAACAAGACAGATGCGACGCTAGCCGCAATTCAAACAAGAGAGGCTGACGCAGAAATCGAACGCTTGCGCTATATCGAGCTGGTTAACGCCGGGCTGACCGATACGGTTGCTCAAAAAGTTATTGAACTTGAAACCACCAAGCGAGTCGCCCTTGCTGTTTACGATACTGCAATTGCTCAGCTTGAAAGTAAAATTGTCGCAGAAGCGACTACCGATCAAGTCAAGGAACAGAATAAAGCCTATCAGGACCAGATCGACATTCTCAAGAAACGCAAAGACGCACTTGAAGGTAAATTCGGAGAAGTTGACACAGCTACAGGTAAAGGCACCGGGGCGATTGGAGGTGCAATCGAAAGTGATCGTGGAAAGAAAATTCAAGATTTTATCGCTCAAACAAAAGCGGAGCTGAATGATCTTGAAGCTGTCGCCATCCGCGTTTCCCAGGGCATTGGTGACGCTGTTGGAGACTCACTTGCCAATGGTATTACTGGGTTGATTGAAGGAACAACAACGGCAAAAGAGATTTTTGCAGGCTTCTTGAAAGATGTTGGACAGATCTTGATTAGAGAAGGTACTCGTATGATTGCGATGTATATCGCTATTGGGATTGCGAAGCAATTTGCCGGCTTCCTTAGTAGTGGTGTTTCTGGTGGTGCTGGTGGGGCAGGTGCGAGCGATCTGCCAACCGCAATCACGTCAACATCTCCTATTGCCGCCAATGGCGCCTACTTCGCCAACGGCATCGCCGCCTTTGCCAAGGGCGGCATGTTCACGAATTCTGTCGTCTCCTCGCCCACCCTCTTCCAGTTCGCTGATGGAGGTGTCACACGCACGGGCCTGATGGGTGAGGCTGGCCCTGAGGCGATCATGCCCCTGAAGCGCGGCGCAGACGGCAAGCTGGGTGTCGCCGTAACTGAGAACAGGGCACTCCTGAACAGCGCCTCCGACGCCTCAAGTACCCCAAGTAGTGCTGATGAGCTGGGCTCGACTGAGAGCGCAACAGCAGCGGCTCGCGCCTCCATCCGCGAGACGGAGCGACTGCGCGAGAACAGAACACAGATCATGATGCAACAGTCTGAGCTTGAGCGTCGCTACGAGCGCGAGCGCATTGAGCAAATGGCTTCCACGCCGGGCAAGCTTGACATCAAGTACGAATCGCAGGTGATTAACAATGTTGAGTACGTGACCCGCGATCAAGCTGAGCGCATGGCTGCGCAGTCTGCAATCCGTGGACGCGAGCTGGCCCTAAGCTCACTGCAGAACAGCGTCAAGACACGCAAGCGTGTGGGGATGAGTTGATGTCAGTTGCAACAGTCAACTATTTACAATTTCGCAATCGCGTGACGTTTGCTGCGGTAAGTCCTTCATGGCAAAACTTTTACGTCGATCGTCCGTCTGACTTTCTACCCTTCGGCTATGGCCAAGGCGCCGGTCAAACAGCAGGTGACCGCTCAGAGGGTAACCTCGTAACGCCCGTCAACGACATCTCCCTGAACTACGCCAAGGAAGCGGCGGACAACCGCTACATCGCAGAAGTTATTACACGTGAGGTCAATATCAGTTCACTCACCGAGGTCGGCACTATCTCACGAGAGCTTTGGGTTGTTGGCAGCTTTAGCCACGACCAAGAGATGCTGACCTTCACGCTGCGCGGTCCCGGTGACGCTACACGCAATGGCCCTGGGCGCTTTCTGTCACGCTCGCTTGTGGGCAGCGTCCCCAGCTCCGGCACCTTGGTGATCTCATGAATTGGCACCGCTGGCTAGGTAAACCACACGTCACTGGTGCTGATCCGGTGATTGACGAAGGTTGCGACTGCCTGATCATGGTGACACGAATTCGAGAGCACCTTGGCTTGGCGGCGCCATCCTCAGCCCATATCGCAAACATGATCGCCTTGGCTAAGGCAGAAGCCTACCGAGACATCACTCAGTACATCCGCCCCAACTTGGTCAAGCTGGAGTTCCCACACGAAGGCGCATTTACAGTGCATGAAACACCCGACCACATTGGGGCTGCCGTCTTGATCGAAAGCGGCTTACTGCACGTCAGCCAAAAGCGTGGTGTGCGGTGGATACCGGCCAACATGCTCCGTAAATTCGACTGGTACGACTGGAAATGAGCCTTCTGCCGCAAGATCGCTACATCGCTGAACTGCTCGGGCTGACCGAGGAGGAGATGCGCTGGTATAAGGCGGAAGTACAGCGCCGCGCGATGGAAGGACCGAGGCCGGCGGTCGTGAATGCCACTGCAACTGCTGCGTTGATTGTTGGCATTGCCAATCTTGTGATCGGCGTTGGCCTCACAGTCGTATCAGCGCTGCTAGTGCCACGCCCACCACAACCAACTGAACGTGGCAGGCTCACCACTCGTCAGCGGCAAGGCGACACCTTGCAGGTGCCGTCAGCATTTGCGCCGACGTATGGCTTTGAAGCCGTCCAGGATATTGCCCCGCTAGGAGATCCCATCCCGCTGATCTACACCAAGCGTGAATTCATCAATGGGCAGTGGTACGGCGGTATCCGCGTCAATACACCACTGCTGTGGAGTCAAATCTGGTCACTAGGCGGCAGTCAAATGCTGCGTGCAATGTTTTTGGTGTCTGAGGGCGAGATTGAAAGCATCCATCCTTTTAGTTTCGGAATTGGCAACAACACCCTTGGCGCCTATTCA